AGGTGTTAATGCAGCTCCACTAGTGCTATTATCAATACCTATAAATTTATACTGATTTACTGTTGCCATTAATCTAAAAAGAAACTTCTAGCTTCTATCTCCTGTTTTAATTCTTCTTGAAACGTTGTATTTAATTTTTCAAGAACCGCATCTAAATCTCTAACTAAAGACTGTGCTACATCTTCTTCATACTCTGAGCTTGCTCTAGTTAATGTTTGTACTATTTTTGCCATTATCTTCTTCCTCCAGCATGTATATCTAACCTAAAAGTTCCTAGTTTCCAACTAGTATCTACTGCTGTATTAGATATTGTAAGAGCTATAGCTCTTGCTCTTGCACGTGTATCTACTTTATCAGTAGAGGTTGTAACTGTAAAAGGGCCAAGTGATGAGCTAGCTGCTGCATCATTTGGATAATTTCTTAAATCTAATTGTACAATTGCATCTCCTGATTGAGATATAAAATCAGGAATAATTCTACTTACTCTCATAATGTTTTCACCATCACCTCTAAGGTCAGCCATGTTTGTAGCTGCTCCTCTTACAACTTTTTGTGTAATATCATAATCACCTGATGTAATGTTAGCTGGAATAGCTGTAGTCACTCCAAGTCTTACTTGGTTAACACCTGTTTCGTGTTCATAGTAATATGAAATTCCTTCAGTGTTACCAACTACATCAAAAGACGTATCAGTGCTTGCATCGTATTGAGTTGCATGAGGTAAACCAAATACAGCTGAGTCTTGCCAAGTAGTTCTAATAAATAAAGGACTTGCATTTACAAACCATATAGGTCGTTTAGCAGTAGAATCTAGATAACTATATGTAACGGATTGAGTATTAACATTAGAGTTAGCTTCTGGATAAAACCATGTTACTTCTCCAAACAAGTTATTAATACCTGCATAGACCATTTGATTAGATGTGGTGTTAAGATTGTCATAAACATAGTCTTCAACTAAGCAGTCCATCGATTCTAGTTTACCAGTGTATCTAAAGAAACCATTATCAGACATCCAGTACGCAGCACCGTCAACTTCAACAGCTGCATTTTTACCAATCAATCCACAGTTAGTACCTACTTGTTCAAATGCAAATGTAAATGGAGTTCCAACAAAACGCATAGTAAACAAAGATGTATCGGACCAAACATAGATTGCATTTCTACCAAGTTTAGCTCCAATGATCCGTGATCCGGCGGCCAGTCTTTGTGTACCAGCACTGTTCTCAGCTGTGGGTGCGTAGTCATTAATATTTTCTTGAGAAGAAAAACGTATAAACATTTCATCTTGTGTTGTTTTATCACCGATAGTTGTTTCGGTTCCAAAAAATACTAAGTGACGGTCAGGAGTTGATACCAACATATCCCGTGATGCTGTTGGTGCACCAGCTATAATAGTTGCTCTTGTTGTTACAGCATTAGCTAAGTCTGAATCCCATTCAAAACACTCACCATTAAATATTAAACAAATAGCTGTGCTACCTAAATTATCTATAGACCACATACCAGGTTCTGCAACTTTGTCAGTAGTAGACGCTGCTGACCCCCATCCACTAAAACCACTGTAATTTGTAACGGTTGCACCATTACTGTGAGAAGCGTTAGTTGTTCCTCTAACATTTCTAGTGATTCCAGTAAAACTTGTAGCTGTTAAACCAGTGTAAGATATTTCTTCATTGTCTACTTTAATAAAATTTGTTCCGCTAGATGGAAAACCCGTGGTGCTCGCTACGTTAATCGTGGTTCCAGTTCCACCTGTTCCAGCAGAGTCAGCATTTAATGCTCCATTTAAAGTTGTTGTTTGTGGACTTGTAACACTCCCACCCCATTGAGATATACCCCAACCAAAAACTCCAACCTGTTCAGCTGGACCAACATGATAGTATTGAAAATAAGTTATACCTCCAGAAGTAGTCGCACCACTTCCTGTTTCATTGCTTGGCATTGTAATGGTAATTGTAGTTCCTGAAGGAACACTTGTTACCATAAATTTTTTATCAGCAAAATCTGCAGCTGTAAAATTAGAATTAGTAATAGTGCTAAAAGTTGTTGTATCACCAAATAATATTATATCTCCTGTTTCAAAACCATGAGCTGAAGCAAAAGTTATTGTTACAGTTGGTGATCCATTAGTCGTACTAAAAGCATTAGTGATTGCTGTGCCTGATGGATTAGTTAAAGGGTGTATATCATAGTACACATTCCCTGTGTAAACATATAAAATTCTATTAGTTCCAATTAAAGAATATTTAATACCTGTTTTATTAACCATGTGATGCAAACCTCTGGCAGCACCAGTTAGTTTACTTTCTCCCAATTGTGACCAACCACCTATTTTTTCAGGTGTTCCGTATCTAAAACGTACATTTTCTCCACCTGTCCACTGTGATTCAGCACCTGTAGACGTAACTTGTTTATTAAAACCTGGTAGGAACCCTAATTTTTGTAACATATAAAACCTTTGATATAACCGTTTTATAGTATATATTAAATATATATAGAATGAAAGTATCAATATAATGCCTTACGACCATAAAATATCTGATTTAAAGTATAGAATTAATGGCTTAGTTCCTAAAGATGTATGTAAGAAAATAATAGATATTTTTGAAAAACATCCAAAAAAATTTGATCAAGGATATGGATTTGAGTCTAGTCTCAAATTTAAAACACTTAAAATAGAAGAAGATAATTTTGAATGTTTAAATTTATCTCTTATAAAAAACCCCACTGAAGAAATAACATTAGCATTAAACGAAGCTAAAAAATATATATCTATAATGATAGCCAACTATGTTCTTAATATTAAAACTAAAAAAATATGTCCTGATTTTAATGATATATTAATTAAATCTAGCGATAATATAAGAATTTTAAAATATAATGTTGGTTCATCTATTAATGACCATTCAGATGTAGATAAAAATATAAGAGCTTCTTGTACATTAAATTTAAATGAAGACTATGAAGGAGGAGAGTTTAGATTTTTTGATGGTCAAATAAAAGAGTCTTTTAAAACAGGTGATGCAATGATTTTTCCTGCTGAACCTATATGGGTTCATGGAACAGAACCTATAACTAAAGGAACTAGATACTGTATAAATTGTTTTTTAGAAAGATGATAACAAAAATTAACACTAACATACCTAAAAATACTAATGAAAGTATACTTAATATTTTGTTTAAATCAAAAGGTTGGTATTTTGGATACGATAAAGACAATCACATTGATAAAAATAAAAAAGATGCAGGTTTTATAACAGTCACCTATAATGAAAAAGGAGATTATTATATTGATGATACTTTAAATACCTATGCTCAAGTTATTTTTGATGTAATAGAAAATAATTCTTTTATGAAATTTAAAAAGATAAATAGAATTTATTGGAACTGGTATCACCCCGGAAGCATAATGCAGTTTCACATAGATACTCAAGGTGATAATAAATTTTCAATTATATACAATCTACATAATAATGATGGTGGCACAGAGTTTAAAATAGATAATCAAATAACTTTTCACAAATCAATAGAATCAGAAGCAATTCTGTTTCCAAGTAAACTATATCATAGAGGTGTAGCACCTATAATTAATCCTAACAGGTTTTCACTAAACATAATGTTAGAAATATAATGAAGGAGGAAAAATGTTATTTCAAAATATAGAATATTATGAAACAGATAATTTTCAATATTTATTAATTCATAAAAATGGATCTAGTAGTGTACGTGAATGTATTAAACATTTAAACCCCACTGTTACAAAAAAAACTAATTTTGAAAAAGTAAGGTGGACGGTAATAAGAGAACCTTACCGTAGATTTATTTCTGGACTTAAATACGATTTAAAAATACAAGGCCTAGAACTTGAAGAAGTTGGTTATAACTCTCTACATAATTTAAAGATTAATAATTTTTCAATGAATTATGGAAATATTAATCACAGCACGTCACAGGTTCCATATTTAATGAATACTAATATTAATTGGTATGTAGAACTAAGAGACCTCTCTATATTTTTAAAAATGCATTTTGATAAAATTGAACATGTTAATGTAAGTAAAGAGAAAGAGGAAGAAAAGATAGATTTAGATCTTGACCCAGAAGAAGTTAGTAAATATTTAGAAGTAGACTATTATGTATATAATGAAATATTAAACTCACATCATTTATGGAAATGGCAAAACGGAAAAATATTTTAATATAATGATATA